CAATCAAGTATGACCTTCACTTCTGGTCAGCGTGTTAAAATTACAAATCTGGCTGGTAAAACTGTTGAGGTTGACTACTGGTCTACCGACCCTGAAAATCCATCCACCCATTGCTTTGTAGTGTGGAAGAAGGGCAAGCGTAGATGTCCGCTCAGGATGGTCAAGGCCGTGGAGCCCGTGGAGCCCGTGGAGCCCGTGGTGCCCGAGGAGCCCTTGAAAATAGAGGATAGTATCTGCTGGGAAACAAAATGTAGTTGTTGTGGAAAAATATGTGGAAAAGAAGAATGTCCATTTGATACTGGATATGATATTAATCAAGAATTTATATGTGATTATTGTCCCGTAGCTGAGGAGCCAGAGGAGCCAGAGGAGCCAGAGGAGCCAGAGGAGCCAGACGCTCTGGCGGAATATATTAAAAAAATACTTAATGTCAAGCGTAGCTCACCTAAAATTCAAAAAAGAATAATTGATTGTATTGAGCGTAACGGTAAATACGATAGTTCTTGTTGTAGATGTCGTATATGGAACCCAGCCCGTCTACCTTCTGTTCAGTGCTCGTCAAAAGCTACTATTGATGGATTTTGTAAAACACATTATACAAAAATTCAAAGAACAGATGGATGGTGTTGTGGTTATATTGATGAACCATCACCTAAATCACCTATGATGTATAACGGTAAGGCTCACTACTGGGCCCACGAACCCCCTGTGCGTAAGTCTAAGTAAATATTATCAATATAGTTAAGGTTTTTAGAGTTTAATTATATTTTTACATTTGTTTTGAATTTTATTTTTTATATGGAATATATTTTAAATTTTATTTTAAAGGTAAAAAATATTATCAATATTGATAAGTTATTGAGGATACACATAAATTTGATTTTGAAATTCAAGGTTTTATAAAACAACAAAATGGCTCCTATCAACAATCTACTCAAAACTCTTGATGAAGGTAAATTGTATTACAGAGAATTATCTGTTAATGGAAATAAATATAAACATAAAGAACATACTAAATGCGAATGTGGATTTTATATTAATGGTATTGAATTCTTTAAAAATGGGAATTTCTATTGGTTAAAAACTTGGACTACTTGGAATGGAATTGTTTGTATTAATTCTATATTTAAAGTAAATAAAAAAGGTCAATTATTAAAATTCTATTTAAATACATTTGGATTGTCAAAAGGTAAATGTGTATTATGGGAAAATAATAAAGAAGCGAAAGAAGATTTTAGAGAATGGATAGGAGTTATTAATGAATGTTTAGATAGTGAAGATGAAGAAAGAAAAGTAATAGTAAAACATAATCCTCAATTTAAATAATTATATAAAGTTATTATTTAATATTTTTTAGTTATTTGAGGATACACATAAATTTGATTTTGAAATTCAAGGTTTTATAAAACAACAAAATGGCTACTATGGAAGAAGCGTTTGATATGGTTGAAACTCTAACACAAGAACTTGTTGACAAAGAAGAAAAAATTATTGAGTTAGAAAAACAAGTAGATAAATATAAAACATTATTTGGCGAGTGCGACCAGTTCTTTCACGGTGAAATAGAATATGAATTACGAATGTCTTATAAGTCGCTACGAGAAAGCACACAACTTGAACCTCATTTAATATATGGATTACAAATTTATACAGCACCTGATTATATATTACCAGAAATGTTGCCTGAAAGTATTGAAATGTGGAATGATGTGAATGAATTTGAATTAGAAGAGGGTTGGGTGGTTAAATATTATCCAGAGTATAGTGATGATACTATATGGATACAAAAGAAAGATAAAGTATTTAATAAAAAAGATTTAGTAAAATAGTTTCTAACTTTATTATCTATATTGATAAGTTTTTTTGTGTTTAGTTCTAAAAAAATATTTGTTTTGAATTTTTTTTTTTGTATAATATAAATCTAAATTTTATTTTTAAAGGTTAAAATTCTTAACTATATTGATAAGTATTATATGAATAGATAAGTTTATTATTATTTATTATTATTTATATTAATTATATTATTATGAATATATTTTTACTTAGTTTAGATAATGAAGTAGGTAAAGAAAGAAGAAAAAAAATAAATTATGATTATACTATACTTGAAGAAACCAGAAATACTAAATTAGAAAATGTTCCAGATATATTTATTTCAAGAATGAGAAATTTACATAATATAAAAGACAATTACCGCCGTGCTAAATCTTGTCATTTTGACGCTTACTATAATTTATTAATACATATTTATGAAAATAAAATAGATAATGTAATAATATGTGAAGACGACGCTATACTACTAAATGTAGATAATTTAAATAAATTAAAATCATTAAATTTAACAACACCAGTTTTATTAAATGGTCAACTACACCATCCTACTAATTATTCTAAGGATAATAAAACGTATTTTAATAATAATCTATTACCTATTATAAATAATTTTAATCCTGGGATTAATAAAATAGATTATAATAAATTTAGGTGGTCTTGTTGTGCTTGTATATATTACCCAGACCATAAATATATCAAAAAAATTTTAGATTGTATGGAGAATGATAAATGGATAACCACATTAGACCTATGGTTAAGTAAAAAAAAATTTATTACACACTTATATTATCCAGCACCATTTATCATAAAAGATAGTAATATTTCTCAAGTTAATGTTCCTCGTGGAACTATAGATAATTATAAATTATATAAAAATAAATAAGTATATTATTTTTTATTATTTTGTTTTTGTTCTGTTGCTTGTAATAATTCTTCAACAGGAGTTAATGTTGAATTTATTCTTTTATCAATTCTATACATAACACAACTATCTCTATTTAATTGAGCTGAGTTGCCTTCGGGGTCGCATATATGTGTAGTTATACTTGTAATAGTTTTTGGATTAGTAACTGTAAATTGTAATGGATTATCTTGTTGAAAATAATAATCTCCATCACCATTTATTTTATTTACTACTGATACAGTTTTTAAAGCTTCGCCACTATCTTTACTACCTAAATAAGTATATTTATCTAAAATATCACTTCTAATAGTATAATATGCTCTACTCATTTTAGTAGGTAAATCATCAGCTTCAATTAAAATACTGGATTGATTTTGTGTAATAGCTGGATATGAACTTGGATATCTATCATCTGTAAATGGAGGTTGTTGACCTGTAATTACACCATTAAATAATTGAGGTAAAGGGACTTGACTTGTTAATAAATTCGCACCGAAAATATTAGATACAAAACTCATAGTATCACCAGCATTTACATCAGCATTAGTAGTAATAACAGGCATATTTTTTCTATTTAATTCATCTATTCTTGTATTATAATTAAATGAAGAATTAAATGAACCATTAAATTGATTATATGAAAATCCTAATGTATCCCACATAGATTTATTCCACGCATCTTGTGTAATACCGAAATTTTCTATGAATACTCCACTATGAGCATCAAATATAGTCCAGGGTTCTAACATATCATTCATTCTTGATAATGTTATATCTACACCACTACTATCACCTACACCTAAATATGCTGATGAAACAGCAGAAGCATAATTTTGTGAATATGGTATCATATCTGTTGTAAAATTTGTATTATCTAACCTTTTATTTATTTTAAATACTTTTTCCTGTGCGTTTGGATTAGAAGTTGTATTAAATGTAGCAGAAGCACTATCAATACCAGCATTCCATAGATTTCCTACATATTCTGGTGTATGTAATTGTTGTAAATTAAATTTACTATTAGAAGCACTAAACTCAAATTTAGGTTCTTGTGCTCCTAAATATATTTTTCTTGCGTATGGTGTTGCGTCAATAATAGCTTGTCCTTGTTGTAAACCATTATCTATAAATGTATTAACAGCATAATGAGATAAAAATTGATAATCAGTATTTAAATATCCATCAGCGAGACCTATCATACAATTACCGTAAGCATTAAAATGTTTATCAAAACCGCATACTCTTCCATTACCTGTGTTTCTTGTAAATCCAGTTCCACTTGCTTGATAATTACCTACAATAATACCCTGTGCGTGTCCAGAAGCACTATGACTTCCACTATAATAAGCATATTCATATGGGACGCCTGGTGTAGTTTGACAACCATTATAAAAAGGAGTATCAGCATCAATTAAATCTTGTGGATTTATTAAACCTAAACCTTCTGTTGTAAAAGCTATTACATAACTACCATTTCCAGATAATTGTTTAACAGCGAAACCATAACAAGCATTATCTTTATCTTGTCCATCTGTAAAAGTATTTGAAGCAGATGGGTTATAATCTACAAAAAATGGGACAGAATTTTGAGAAGAGGCATTTAATAAAGCTATTTCATTACTATCAAAATTATCAGGCATAACATTATCACCACCCAGCCTTGTTTGTTGTCCTTGATTTAAATTCATATGAAAAAATCTACTATTGTTAACATTAGTGATACCAGCATAATTATTGTTTCTATTTTCAAATAGTTCAGGATAATTACCTTGTGCTATAAAAAAATCTCTCCACGCATTTAAATTTGTAGTTGTCCATTCGTGTGCTAATCTAACAACAGCATTAATTCTTTGATTACCTAATGTAGTAAAAGAACAATTAATATCTAAATCTAAATGACAAAATCTTAAACTTTCTTGATTATGGTTAGGCATCGTTAATGCTAATTTAATACCTGTGTCATATAAATCAGGTCTTTTAATTCCAATATATTGATAATTTTGTAAAAATTGATTATATTCAAATCTTCTATCACCTGTTCCAAAATGAGGAGCATAAAATGAATAATATGTTGACGCATTATTATCATTAACCGAAAATGAATTAAATGTTTTATATAATGGACTTTGTGTTCTTACGCTTATAGGTCTTTTTAATCTAACTTGATTACTAATAGTTGTTCCTAATTCATTAGTATTTTGAACGAAAAAATCATTATCTAATTCACCTGTATTTCTCATTTGTTTAGTTAAATTATCAGCAATACTTTGTGGACTACTAAATCCAACTGGACAGGTTAATGTTAATATTTCTTCATATGGTATATATACTGCCTCGCTGGGACTAAATAATGGGTGTCCATTTTCTCTAAACCAATCCATATCACTATCAGTTCCACTACCTGAAATAAATCCAGATTTTCTCATTTCAGTCATTACATAAATTTTATATCTACTATTATCACTTCTTAATTTAAAATATGAATTTACTGCTTCTTCTTCACCACCAGAAGATACTTCACTACCTTTTTTAAATTGATAATCTGTTTCACAAAAATAACTTCTATTAGGTCTATTTTCGTGTGAAGAAGGGTGTGGTGATGCGAAGAGCAAAGTTAATACACCACCATTATTAGTTGATTGTCCTTTAAATGGTAATCCATTAACAACACTATCTTCTAATTTCCACTGCCCTGGTCTTGTATCATTATTAAGAGGTATATTACTCATAAATCTTCTGGGTAATGCTATACAACAATCACCATTTCTGGTTTTATAATATGATATTTTTAAATTTACTTCATTATCTTTTAAAATATATTTTTTAGTTTCTGTTACAGCTACTTCTTTAAGAGGCACACCATATAATACTTGACTATCAGCATTACTCGCATTATTTATAGGGTCTTGATAACAAGCATTTGTTTTAGTAATTTTTGTATGTGATAAATTTATACTAAGAGAGTTTCCTCTTAAATCTTTTAAAACATTTCCATTAAATTGTATTGTTTCACCACCAGCACCTTTTTCACTTATAAATGAATTATATACACTAATAGTATCACCTGAATTTACTTTAATACCACTTCCTATTTTATTAGTAAATAAAGCAGGATTTTCAATATTACCAGTTTTACCTTCTTCACTTGCTAAACGATTACATTCTAATATCATAGTTTCATTAAACCCACTCATTACTATATATAATAATAAATAAAATTAAAAAAAGAAATTTAATTAAGCGAAATTTATATCTAAAATTCCGTTTTTAAGTTGTGCCTGTTTAATTACTTCAATCCAGGTTCTTTGAGTATATGTGCCTGAACCTATTGCTGAATATTTTTGTTCATATTCAATACCACGGCTATTGATGCGTTCATTACGGTTCAAACGATGTGCTTGATAGAAAAATTGACCTTTAAGATTTACATCTTGTCTTTGTCCATTATATTCTTCTGCTGTTAAACCTTCACCACCACCACTATACATATCACGAGATACATTAGGCACCATACTTTCAGCCGAAGTTACATCGTGAAAATGAATAGCATTAGAGGTTCTATCAAGAGGATATAAATATTTATCATTTACTCTAACATTAGAAGTTAGAATTCCCATTTGACGAGCGCCATTAGCAACCGTAATATTAGGACTTTCACTATAATAAATATTATTAATACTTGTTATATCACCTGTATCTACGGCCATAGATGAAAATAATTTAGAAACAAGACGACCTGCTCCACCTACATTTAATACTGCTTTTGTTTGTGCCTGTGCCTGTGTTAAAGAACGCTTATTTAATTGATAATCTACATATTGAAAATTCATATCACGGTTAGCTTCTGCGAACTGTTCCATAGTATCCCCATCATAGTAAATATAATCTGCGATTAATTTTAATCCAGTTAAATTAATAGATGTGGCGGTATCACCAGATGGACCGACCATTCTTGTATCATCAGTAGTATTGAAAAATAATTCAATAGAAATTTGTTCATCAAACATATAAAGTGGAAGACTATTAAATCTTAAAAATGGGAAGAGGTCAGCGAGAGATACTTGAAATTCTGGACCTTGTTTAAGTTCTTGCCAGTATCGTGGAAGTAAACCTTGACGAGTGCCTGCCGATAATGCGGTGCTACGACCATTTTGAATATAACATTTACCGTTATTTAGACCATAAGAAGACGCATTAAAATCACTAAAATTACCAGAAGCATTAGCATATCGTAATTCAAGAGCAGTCCCACGTCCAGTTAATACTTGTTCTCTTTCTTTATTAATAGATGTATCAATAAAAAGTGATTTGTAACCCATAAAATGATTAAAATCATCAGTTTCACTAATAGTTTTCGCACCTACTTTTAATACTGCTCTTTGAATTAGAGCATTAATACCTACATTTACAGGATAAGTATTATTACTACCTGCTAGAGCATCCATACCTAAAATAATTTTTGAAAATGAATTCATAAAGCCTTTATTCATAAGGGTAAAACGAGCAAATGAATTAGACTTTACGACTGGTTCAAGTGTATCTGTATCTACCGACATATCCATATCACTCGGTATAGCACCGATTTTAATTAAATCTGGAATAGCTGACATTTATTTATATAATAGTAAATAAAATAAAATATTATAAATTATTTTTTTTTTTTTATTTATTAATTATCTAAATTTTTATTTAAAATAAATAAAACTTCTTGAAGTGTATATTTTTTTTCTTTATGACAACAATCTATAACTTTTGATTTAAAATAAACAAAAGACCATAGTAATAACTGGTAATAACGATATAACTTCATATATTATCAATTTAGATAATATTTTTACCTTTTAAAATATTAAATTCAAAAGTAAATGTAGAAAAATATTTTTGTAAATAGAATGTAAAAAAATAATTAAACTCTAAAAACCTTATCAATATTGATAAGTATTATAAATTTGATTT